GCCTTTTTGTTTGAAAGGTGTTTTCCACCAACAATGTTAGATCTTATTCCATTAATATTCCAGCTTATTATTGTAGGCATTTTTATATTTTATAAAAAATATAAAATAAAATCATTTTATTTCTCATGCCAATCTTTAAAAGCAGATTTAGCTTTTCCGTCATATTTATAGGCATAATGGGAATCTATCATTTTTTGATTAATGCTCTTTTCAAAATTACCAACTTCTTCACGTGTGTTAAATATAGTTATCAATAGACGTCCAAATTTATCCCAGTCACCGCAATGAATCCATAATTCTTTATCTTTTATGGTATTTGCTAGAAATTGTTTAGCATCATAACCACAAGATTTCTCTCTTAAATCTTTAGTCTTGATTTCAGCGCAATCAATACCTGTCAAACGGCATTTCTTTTTAAAGACGCTACCATTCCAAGGTAATATTACAGTTATTGTGTCTCCGTCATATACATCAATAACTTTACATTTAACGATTTGTGATTCTAGAGATAACCAAGGAGTGTTTTCGGAAGTATATCCAGATAGATCTGTATCTTTATATGTTTTGATATTACGACTTAATTGTAAAAAGATACAATTACCCATATTTTATTTTATAAAAATTATAAAATAAAAATTCATTTTTATTAATCTTATCTTCTGCCAGCCATGCGTTGGCCAGAAGTTGATTTGGGATACATTCTGTTTTGCCACATTTCTGCGTTGCGCTTTCTCATAGCAGAAACCATAATATCATTACGGAAATTATTTGAATTGTTTATCCAAGATTCTTGTGTTAATTCTCTTATATTTGAGGTTAAATCATTTCCATCAGGTTGACCAGCTTTCATAGGTCCATAGCTGTCAGCGTATGGTTCAAAATCTATTTTACTTCTTACTAGATAATTTGGCATTCTAATAGCATTTACGTCATCATACATGAATCTGGGTTGTCCTATTTGTTTATCTATATATGAACGATAGCTTGTACCATATCCGCTAAACCTGGGATCATATACGTTAGATTCATTGACTGTTTCTTTTGGTGGTTCTTCTGGTAAAGGTTCCATAATACGAGGATCGTGTTCTGTGTAGAGAATACCGTCTTGAGTATTACTGTATGTCATTGGCTCAAATTGTTGTGTGAAAGAAATACCCATGTTTGAGTTAATAGGTTCATTGACTTGATTTACTGAATAAACACCAGGTTCAATAATTTGAGTGAATAAGTTTTTATTGTATTGAGCCATGCTAGGATCTTCTTGGCAATTACTGGCGGCGTAGTTTGAAGGTAAATTTGATGAGAAAACTTGTTCTGGGTTATAACCGCACGAAGTGTTGATCTGTCCGACATTTGGTTTATTTCTGCTATCATCAATAAATTGTTTAGAAGGAGTTTTTATAGATTGTTGTTTAAAAGGGAAATAATTTTGAAAGTTTTCATCGTATATATCTCTTTGTGATTTGTTACTAGAAGATGATTGTTCTTGTTGAGGATGCCATCTATTGCTACCGTATTTGGGGTTGTTTGATTGGTTTCCGCAAGTTCCTTCGGCGCAATATCCTTCTTTTACATTAGGTCTATTTGGTTTATTAGGTTTGCATTGAGATAATACTTCATAACCAGATTGATATACATCTTGTTGTGATAGTATATTAACATGTGAATGATTTACTAAATTATTAGCTCTCCAGTAGTCTAAATCATGGGATGGTGGTATTATAACAGGAGCTATTTTAGTTTTTGGATTAGCAGGTCCAACAAGTTTTTGATTCATTGACATAAAGGACTTATCAAAAGGTTCTAGTTGAACTTGATCGTTACAATAAAAAAATGCGTCGTCATCAAGTACTCTGGGTAATTGATATGTTATGGGTGTAGCCCTTTTAGGTATTTCCGGACAAGTGTCTCTGGCTTGTGCTAGATATTTTCCGTCATATCTTTCTATAAAATTTTCCATGTTGTTCTTTTTTATATAATATATTATATTTATAAATAATAAAGAAAATAAACAAAATAAAATAGTTTGTTTAAAACTAACCCCGAATATTAACAATAAAATAGATACTAATACTATAAGCTTTGCCACACAGAGAAATTGTTCTGATAAAATCATTGTTTCTTGTGGTATAATGTTAGTAGAAAATAAAGTTGGTGCTATATTTTTTAAATTTTCTATAAGATTATAACTCATTTATAATAGTTAATTTATTTTTATTTTATTAAAAAAATAAAAATGATTTATTATATATAATTTTTTTGTATAAAAATGTCTGAACCTCAAGAAGAAATATCTCCAGAAGGTGATTCTAAAAAAAAATCTACCCGACGCAAAGTATATCAGTTTTTATTTACTCTATATGGTATTAATACTGAAAAAGTTGATTCTAAATATAGTCTATGTAATAAAATTACTGAAAAAACGTCATTACCTATTAATATAACTAGAATTTGTGATCTAACTCTAGATACTAAAACTCATGAGCTAGTTTCTTTTTTAGATGAGTCAAAAAAATTACACAAATGTTATGTGTCTATGATAGATTTTCAAACTAAAACAAACACATCTAGTCTTAAGTATAATTGTTTTTGGGATAGACATCCATTTAATACACCGCCTATTGGATGTCCTATTAATTTTATATCAACACAAGCTGTTAAACAGTATTATTCTGAAATTACTCGTGATAAATATGTGATAAAAGAAAATATTTCTATACAGCGTACTCATTTAATTAAAGATGATAAGCGGGTTGATATAGAAGAAAAGGAATTTTATGAATCTGATGGTGTATTTTGTTCTTTTAATTGTTGTAATGCGTTTATAAAGGATAATAAACATTGTAAGTTGTATAATAATTCTGAAACTATGCTTGCAGAGATATATAAAAATATGTTTGGTTATGATCATGTTATAGAATGTGCGCCACATTGGAGACTACTTGATGTGTATGGGGGACATCTTACAATTGAAAATTTTAGAAATAGTTTTAATAAAGTTGATTATCAGTGCCATGGGACTAATAGAAATATAAATAGTCAAAAACAAGTATCATTTAAACCAATAGCGACATTATACGAAGAACATATAAAGTTATGATAGTATTCTAATAATTTTGGAAAAATTGCATTGGATCTGGTCTTTTATTAACAACTTTAATTGGAGCGTGTTGTCTTAACTTGTGTGCGTTAAAATCTCCATATACTGTAGTCCAAATACTTAGACTCTCGTTATTGTATTTCATACCAAATGAATTTTTTAAATCTGATACTATAATTTCAATTGTTCTATCAATCATTTCTTGAATATAAGAATAAGGGCCCTCTTTTGTGGGAATTACATATCTAGAATGTATATCACCGGTAGGTGGTCTAAAGTTACTATATACATTTGACATTACATGGGATATAACATTATCGGTTACTTTTATGGGTATATTTTTTTCATGAACACCCATTGTTAATTGTGTTACTTTTGCTGATATAATATTAACAGTAGCTTGGCTAAAAAATCTCTGTGTTCCTGATAAAACAGTATCGCTGAAAGGGTCAGCTTCAGACCATCCTACGAATCTAGTAAAATTTTCATCACGTATATAGTTGGTGTTCTGTGGTGTTGGGATGATTCCAAATGAATCATTCATAATTTTCTTTCCAAATTCCATTTTTTTATATTTAGTAAATATTTTTATTAGTTTAAATAATCATTTAAACATAAAATATTTATAAAAAAATGGAATTCTCTAACATTGTGTTATTATATAGCAAATATTCGCCAAACTCTAAGAAAATGCTAGACTTATTACAAAATAGCGATATAGATTTAAGGTTATTAAGCATACAAAAGGTATGTATAGATAATGAAAATATAAGAAAAAGTATAATATCTTCTTCTTCTATAGAAATTAAATCAGTCCCAGCTATATTAGTATTATATCCAGACGGTGGTGTAGAAAAATTTGACGGTGCTCATTCTTTTCAATTTATTCAAAATGTTATACAAAATTATATACAAATGAATACTCCACAACAACCAGTTCAACCACCTCTTCAACAAGCTCTTCAACCACCTCCTCAACAAGCTACTCAACCACCTCCTCAACAACCTTCTAAACAACATAATCAAGAACATATTAACCAATCAAAGCAAATTAAAAAGCAAAAACAGGCTAAAAATAAATCTTCTAATAAAACATCAATAAATGATTTATTTAGTGAAAGTGAAAATGAAACTCAAGAGGAAGAGGAAGAAGAGGAAGAGGAAGAAACACGAGATGGTTTAGAAATTATAGAAAATACTAAAAGAGAGCCTTCATCTTCAAGTAAAAAATCAAATAGTAATACTTCTAGTATTCTAGCTAAAGCCCAGGAATTAGCAAAAGTTCGTGAAAAAGAAGAGTCGTCTAAGCCTAAAAGACCTTTAGTAATGTGATTTTATTTTTAAAATGTATATTTTAAAAATAAATAAAAATAAATAAAAATAAAATAATGTATAATAAAATGATAAATGTTGTGTTAGATTTAGATGCAACTCTTATTTCTGCTTTATCAAGAAAAGAACTTAATAAAAAAAAACAGGCTAAAAAAATGGAGAAATTTAAATATAGTGATATGGAAGGTTATTATACGGTATTTGAAAGACCTTATTTACAAGAATTTTTAGACTATTTATTTAGTAATTTTAATGTATCTATATGGACTGCAGCTAGTAAAGATTATGCTTTATTTATTATAGATAAAATAATTGCCCCTAAAGAAACTAACAGAAAAATAGATTTTATTTTCTTCTCATATCATTGTAATTGGTCTAAAAAAATCAAAAACGGAACTAAGGATTTAACAATGTTTTGGGATATACATAAAATGAATGGTTATACTCCTTCTAATACAGTTATATTAGATGATTATGATGAAGTTAGAGATACACAACCAGGAAATTGTATAGAAGCTGTTCCTTTTGATTTTTTAGATAAAGGCAGTGAAGATGATACATTTTTGAAAAAAATTATACCAAAACTTGACGTTATGAAAGAAAAGGTATTACAGTTAATTAAAGATAACCCCGAGTTAAAAGTTAAACCATCGTCTTATATACAAGAAAAATAATAAAAATAAAAACGATTTTTTTTTATATAATATTAATATATAACACTAAAACATGACAGATTTTGACCTATTTGATTTGGCTATTGAAGAAGCACAAAACGTAGAGCCAGAAGAAACTTCTTCTGCAGAATATATAAGTGATTGTGATCTATTTGAATGTAAACATATTAATATAATTAATGAAAATGGTAATTGTCTTTGCGTTGATTGTGGTGAAGAAATATCAAAAGATATATTAAATGATAAGGAATGGAGATATTATGGAAATGTTGATACTAAACATATGTCCGATCCTACAAGATGCCAAGTAAGAAAATTAGAAGAAAGAACTATATATAAAGATGTTAAAAACCTGGGTTTTAGTGAAAAAATTATAAATACAGCTAACAAATTCTACTCGCAAGTCACCAATGGTAAAATATACAGAGGAAACTCTAGAAAAGCCATTGTATTTGCGACAATATTTCACGCTTTTAAACTAAGCGGAAGACCACAGAGTTGTGAAACTCTTATAAATATTTTCAAGCTTGATAGAAAGGCTGCTTTAAAAGGTCTTAAGCATGTTAATCTTAACTCTCCTAAAGAATCACCTATTAGATCAACCTATATTACTCCAATTAACTTGATAGATGAAATTATGGATAAATTTATAACTACACAAGCTCAAAAAGACGAAGTTAAAAAAATATACCAAGAAGTAAAAAATAAATCTTCTAGACTTAATAGATCTAGACCTCAAAGCACTAGTGCCGGAATTATTTACTATTGGATTTGCCTTAATAAAAAAAATATATCTATGAAAGAATACGTTAAAAAAGTAGGTTTAAGCGAACTTACAATAAACAAAATAGCACGTGAAATATCTGAAGTTTTAGAAACTCATATATTTGATTAATAGATTTAAACATTTAAAATGTTATATTAAAAATGAGTTATATTCTTACAGAATTTAGAAAAAAGTATCCTAATTGTGAACTTTTACTTAAACTTGAACAAAATTGGCATATTTTTCTTGATATATTTAAAAATTGTAAAGTATATAAATGTGGTTGTGGTTCATATTTATTTGATGGTATTACATATGATTATGATCCAAAAATGTATGAAAAACAAAAACTACTATATGAAAAAGCAAAAAATGCAACAAATCTTCTAGAAGTTGGTGTATATATGGGACACTCATTATTTATAATACTATTAGCAAATCCAACTCTTAACATAGTATGTATAGATATAGATGATTTTTTATCTAAACCAGCAATTGATGTTCTAGTAAATAATTTTCCAAATGCGTCAATAAATTTTATAAAAGGTAATAGTAATGATGTATTACCTACACTAGATAAAACTTTTGATCTATTCCATATTGATGGAGATCATACACCAGCATATATTAATAGAGAGTTTGAAATATGTTTGACTAAAGCAATGCCTAAAGATATATATTTTATTTTTGATGATTACGACTTATTTCCATCAACAGTTGATAATTTTTCAAAATATTCTTCAGAACATTATAAAGCAATTTTTACTACAATTCCAAATTGTGCATGGAGAAATGCTTTAATAAACTTATCATATTTTTAAACATATTTTTGTTTAAAAATTATTAAGCAATCTCATCAAGTTGTTTCAACATTTGATCGGTGCTTCCAAAACCACCTGAACCTCTCTGCGTAGCTTCGCCAAACTCTTCTACCTCACAAAATACACCATACTCAGCTCTCTTCAATAATAACTGACACTTTGTAAATGGAACTTCCAAGTCTGGCATACTTTCATCAACCTTTGTAAAACATACCTTTAAAGATCCAGAATAATGAGGATCAATAATTCCAACACTATTTGACAATACAAACCCAGTTTTTACAATAGAACTTCTTGGAACAATCTCTGTATAAAAACCGGCAGGCGGCTCAATACAAATGCCAGTATCATACATATATGTGTTGTTTCCCATTTTCTTTACGAATTCAATAGCAGTCAAATCATATCCTACATCACCCTTTGTTGCCGCAGTTGGCACTACCGCGTTTGGTAAAGTCTTTTTAAACTTTATAATATTACTCATTTTTATTATAAAATACTTTTCTATTTAAATTCATTTTTATTTTTGTAATATTAAGGTGGAAGAGGGGGACCACATTGATCTACATATAAACCATATTCTACATAAGCAGGAGTTAGAGGATATGTAGAGCAAGTTTGTTTATGATTACAAACCCCAGCTGAAGCATTATTAGGATTATATTTTAATAATCCAATTTTTGGAACTCTTGGATTCATTCCAGGAAGACTTTCATTAGTGTTTGAAAAATATTTAGAATATGGTCTATATTCTGCGACACATACTTTAGTATAATCGTAATTCATTATTTATTATAGAATAGGATATTTAAAAAATTATATTTTATACAATAAATAATGAATTACGGACAATTTTTTACTGAATACACTCCTGAAAAAGACTATATATATGATTCGTTTTCCTACTATTTTGACAACCCGTTAATGGTTAAAACAAAAGATATAGACAATTACTCTATGTATATATGTAAAATACACTGTCTATTAAGCAAAGATTACAGATATCTTATAGTATTTACAGATCAAGATAAAAATATTAATGGTTTCAAAATACCATTAAAAGATATTAAATGGGTATCTTTCCAAACTCGTACTCTATCTGACGAACATCCTAAACTTATAAAACATAATTACACTCCAAAAAGAATTCATCCATTTACATCTGAAATAAATGCTGTTAGTAGAGATAAAGACTGTGTAACTTACCACGCAAAAGATCTTAATATAATAGTAGTGCTTTTAACTCAAGAAAAAGAATCAAGATTTTATCAAAATAAAGGAACTATAGCATCCGCTTTTGAAACTTATAATACAGTTATTAGCTTTAGAGAATAAAATGATTTGTTTTTATTATATTGTTATATAATAAAAATATGCCACATACTGAAAGTTTAAATAATATAGAAACACAAATATCTATAATGAATAATCATATAGAAACACAAATATCTATAATGAATAATAAAATTGATACAATATTACTATTATTACAAGAACAACAAAGAACACAAAGGAAACTTGAAGATCATATTGATTTTGTTGAAACAACTTATGATACGCTTAAATCACCTTTAAATTTTGTTAAAGATAAAATCAACGCAATAACCGGATCAAAAACTAGACGTCAGCTACCGGACTTTCCTTGCCAAATTACCCAAGGTTCCAATATAAAATAAAAATGATTTTTTTATTTAAAAAATACTTAAAAAATAAGTTATGAATCATCATACATATCCCACTAATATTTGCCATTATATTGAAAATTGTGATTACATTTACAACTATTTTAATAAATATGCTTATGAACTAGCCATAACTACGTTCTTTACTATTTCACTATTCTATATTCACTATAGATATAAGAAAAACATTACTAGACTAGAGCTTGAGAATAAAAAATTAGCTGATGAAAACAATATGTTTAATCAACATATTGAATCAATTAAGAACTTAAACAAGACAAAAAAACACTATCAACGAGCTGAAGATGCTGTATTAATCTCAAGTTTGAAATTAAATATATCACAGCTTGAAAAACATATCAAAGAGTTGAGTCTTAAATTAGAAGACGGCAAAGAAATTAAGGAACAAGATGATGAAGATTACACTACAGAGGATGATACAGAAGATGAAGATTACACTACAGACGATGAAGATTACACTACAGAGGATGAAGAGGATGATGAAGAGGATGATGAAGAGGATGATGAAGAGGATGATGAAGAGGATGATGAAGAGGATGATGAAGAGGATGATGAAGAGGATGATGAAGAGGATGATGATGAAGAGGAAGAGGAGGATGATGAAGAGGAAGAGGAAGAGGAGGAAGAGGAGGATGAAGAGGAAGAGGAAGAGGAGGATGAAGAGGAAGAGGAAGAGGAGGATGATGACTCATCTTCAGACTACGAAGATGATTAAGTTATACTAAAAATAAAATGAATATTTTTATATTTAAAATATAAATATAAAAATGAATAGTTCTAAATTAGAAATACCTTCTCAAAGTCCTTGCCCCTGT